CCGCCTACAATCATCGGCTGAATAATCATCCTGCCACACCGCCTTTCGGCGATGTGACTAAAGGAGGCGAGGAATGAGAGAAAGGGTGTAGAGGCTTGGATGGACCTCTACACCCTATATTTTCGCATGATATTCTATTTCCCCTCCCATTTTAGTGGGAGAATGAAACAAATTCTTTGAGACGATGAAAGATTACAGCCTATGTACAAACGGGAAATTAGTCCTCCCCATCAGGTAGTCCGTGCTGACTCCGTAATAGTCCGCAATCTTGTAGAGCGCATCCATAGACGGCTCCGCCTCGCCCCGCTCATAGCGCCTCAGCATATCAGGATGCAACCCCATCAACTGTGATGTGACCGTCATGCTCCGCACTGGCCGCATACTCTCCCTCAGCTTTCTCAACCTCTCCGGGAACTTGTTCAAGGGCTATCCCTCCTTCGGGCTTTCTGGCAGGGGCATCCAGTGGGTGACTTTATTTTTGATTTCCCCAAATTCCCCAAACCACGATCTCATTTCGCAACTCCAATCTGCACAAACCGTCCATTTTGCATCGTTTCTATCTCTGACGCACGCGATATATTTTGCTGAACTTGTCGGCAGTCTCTCCTTGACACTAATCCACTTACTCATGCTGTCCGCCCTCCCCGTCGTAGATGTTGCCGATGATCTTACTATACGGCACACGGTTAAAATCTACATACCGTCCATCATTGCTTTCCAAGGTGAACCCGGCTTCAAGTGGATCGTACTCCACCACAAAAGTTCTTTTTTCATGTGGGTCAAACAGCCTGTCCCCCTCAAACACCTTCGTACCGTCCCTATCAATGAGCCCCGTCCACTGGCAGACCGTGGAGGGGTCGACCTCATCAGCCACTCGGCACCCGTTGTTATACCAGTGGATAATGGTGCTATCTTGGAGCTGATTCAGGTCTCCATATACCCATTTTCCATCGCTCCACCGCTTGGCTTTGAAAAGGATTTCTCTCATTGGGCACCTCCGATGATCTCGTCAAAGGTATATACCTGACCCTTTTCAACAGACGGGAACAGATGTCTGGTGATTACTTCTCTCTGAAAATATGTGCCGTCTACAATTTCCAGGCACTGCGTCCATGCACCATCGTATTTTATTGCATTGATCTCCGGGAGCAAAACTTTGATAGCCTTCGCCCTCTCCACCTCCTGCTCCGTCCAGCGTGGCTTGCGGGCGATGTTTTCTGGATGATTTATGAGATTGTTAAGACATTCCACAGTGGAGACTCCCCAGCAGTCATTTGATATTTCAATCTGGAATGTCCCATATTTATTGATACGAAATCGCCCTAACGTGTTTCCTCTAATTTCAAACTTTTCTTCTGGTTCAACCCCAAGCACCTCGCAAATTCTCGGCTTGTCCATGTTGGCCTCCAAACTTTCACCTTTGCTATCATTTTTTGTAAGTACATTTCCATCTTCCACCACCTCATAGCCCATCAGGCGAGCGGCTTCGTGAGGGTTGGCTCTTACGTATTCATGACACGGCCTCTTTGTCCCTGCGTATTGCTGCACGGGTTCCCGAATCTCGCAATAGTCGCAATCTTCTTTGCTATCGCAAAACTGCGCTAATGCCTGTTCAATGGTAAGTGCGACTTCGCCCGTCTTACTCCGAAACTTCATGGTCGGCCTCCTTGCCCATGCGGGCACCACAATGACAATATGGTTCTTCTTTTGGCTCCTCTCTTCCGCATAAGCTACAACGAAATGATGTGTATTCATGGAGAATAGGATCCCCATTCTGGTCATATTCAACTGGAATATATGTATGATGGATTTCTGGATTCCATCTCCCGTGCCTCACCTCCGCAACGTCAGCGGCGGGGATAGCCATAAGCTCGGATATACAATCCTCAAAAATCTGTGCCGCTCTTTCGTCGTTTTCTTCTTCGCAATCACGGCGATAGTTCTCAAATTTCTTGACAGCAACCGCCCTCTCGATGTACTCCTTCATTCCTGTCCCTCCAATATGGCTATATCATAGCCGCTCACTATAAATTGGATGGTCTTTTTATGGTTGCAAGCGTTCCCGAGATAAGTGTAAATCTCTCGCATATCCTCCACACTGAACCTAGTGTCAAGATATTGATTTATACCATTCAGGAAGAAAATATGAAGGGCTGTATTATCTACTGCACGGCGAAACGGCGTGGACTTACAAGCCGCGCGGGAAAACCACTCCAACACCTTGCACTTTACATCCAGTTCGCTCTTGCAAGTGCTGATATTGAAATACACATTTGCCTTTTGGTGGGCGATAAACTCCCCCTGGGCGTTGATGAACCATCCAGGGAAGGAAAGCCCAAGTCTCCTAATGACTGCCCAATCAACCATCCTGCTCCCTCCGTAGTGCGGCCTCCTCGCGGGTCAGGAAAACGGTTTTACCGCTATATTCGGTGTTGCCAATTTTGAGCCGCCATTTCCCGCCGTCAAAGTATGTCAGCCGCTTCATGTCAGTCCTCCTCATACTCCGGGTGTACGCCCATGCAACAGTCAAAGCAAATCCAGCCAGTGGGAGAACATTCATCTCTCACCATCTCGCTCTGCTCATACCGTTCCCCACAGATACCGCACTTTCGGTAGTATTTACGCTTTTTCATGTCAGCCCTCCTCGCCGTCCCACTTCCATGCGGGGCAAAGTTTGTGCAGGTCCTCTACTGCCGCATCCCTCTCCCGCTTCATCTGATCTCTCTGATTTTCTACAATTTCAATACACCGCTTCACCTGTTCCAGCTCGGCCCGCAGCTGCTCGTTTTCGGCCCGGAGCGTGGAGAGGGTGGTGGCGCCATCAAGTGCAACGCCTCTTTTCAGGTCCTTCCCTTCAAAATATCCGTTTAGCTGCTCAATCAGCTTCTCAATGTCCATCAGGTGTCCACCTCCACTGGTTGCTTCATCCACTTCAATGCAGCTTGCCTGCACCCTTCATAAATCGGAATGTTTGGATAAGCACAGATGAAATTGCATACTCCGCCTTTTTCATGCTCACAACACTTACAAAAGTCGGCTCTGAGAAAAATGTCCGCCAGTTCCTCGTCGCTCATGGCCCGGATTTTATCTGCGTTTGTCATGTTTCATCCTCTCCCTCCGGCGGGCGGCGGTAAAACACCCAATGCGGGATTTCCTTTACATTGTAAATGCTACCTGCAGGTGTGATGATATGCCCATGCTGGCACAGACACCAGTACCCGTTCCCGCCCTCGATGGGTTTGCAGGCAACCCACACAGGCTCGTCCATCTCCCGCAGCTCCTTCAGCGTCAGCGGCTCGTTCGGCGGGGTGAGGGTGGGCATATTAGAGATCGCCTGCAAAAGCGCACCCCGTTCAACAGCGGTTAAATCTGTTTTCTTGATATACTCCTTTAGCGCATCCGAATCAATCGCCCTCATCTTTCAGCGCCTCCTTAACCATGCGTGGGCTTCCCCTTGTGTGGATTTCTTGCGTTGGCAATAAAAGCATCCATACTAAGAGTGAGACGATTATGTTTGACTTCGCCATTTCCATCGACGTAAAAGTTTTTCATGCTCCACCGCTGGAGTTCTTGACCAAATGGATAATCTACCACGATATCCTGACCAATCAGGGCAATAAATTCAGGTCTGGTCATCTTTCGGCACCTCCAATCTCTTCAGCACCATGTCCACGGCCTCGTCCGTCATGGGAGCGCCGCAGTTAGGACAAAATGGTGTTCTACTCCAAAAATAGCTTATTGGATACCCACACTTTGAGCATTTACACATTTGCTCCACCTCTTTGTTGGTGTTTATCCATTCTCCCCGCACCCGCTCCACCTGCTCACGGCTGACGGGGCGGAGGGCGGAAAGGGCGAGGTTAAGAGCTGCAATTCGTCTTTCTGCATTTTTAACTCCATCAGCCATTTGGTGTGACACCAAAAACGTGCTTGGGTTATCTCTCATAACCTCATTCTGTCGCTTGCTTTCCGCCAAAATGTCAATCGCTTCTTCCCGCGTCACGGCTGGGCCTCCAATCTCTGCAATTCCTCCGCGCTCAGAATCGGCGCGCGGGTGTTCCAGGCCAGGCGGGCTTGCGCCTGTGCCTCCTCAATTCGCTGTTTCGCCGCCTCAAAATATCCGGGGTCTAATTCTATGCCAATAAACTTCCGCCCCGTGTTGACACAGGCAACGCCGGTGGATCCACTTCCCATAAACATATCCATAACGGTTCCGCCATCAGGAGCAATAGCCATTAAATGCTCCAACAACTCGATAGGTTTTTCAGTCGCGTGTATCCGTCTAGATGTTGCTTTCGGATTACAAACAAAATATCCTTTGTAGTTTCCACCCTCATTTGGAATATGTCCATTTGATGCCCAAACACAATATTCGGCGTTTTGCGTAAACCGCCCTTTTTGTGGTCTCGCTGCGGTTTTAATCCATGGAATAACCCCCCGGTACACAAGCCCGCCGCACTGCACGGCGTCAATAGTCGCTGCCAACTGCCTCCAATCGGTAAAGATGACTGCGATGCCGCCTGGGCGCATCTTTTTTTTCGCAGCAGAAACCCAAAATGTTTCCCAAAGCGTAAAACTGCGTTGGTCTCGATTATCCCCCGCAAAATCAGGCTTGATATCTTTTGTGTCTGTGCTTTGATATTTTTTACTTGATCCGTTCGCTCTATCAGAGCGATACATTCCGCCGCTGGAATACGGAGGGTCAGTCAGCACCATATCCACGCTACCGTCCGGGATGTCTTGCAGTAGTTCCAGGCAATCTCCCTGCATCAGCACCACCCCCGCATCCGTCAGCCGCTTGGCCGCCTCTCTATCGCCCAACAGGGCGCGCGTCTTATCGTCCATCGTTCGGTTCCTCCTTTATCAGCGGCCATTGAGAAATGCCATCCTGGCTTGCGGAGACCTACTGTTTGATGGCAGGTTATTCCGAGCCCTCCATGCGGCGATTGGATTTTTTGATAAGCCAAAGTGCTTCCCAATCTTGATATCGCTCATGCCCTTCTGGTACAGTTGCATACATGTTGCCTCGTCAAATACAGCCTTTGGCCTCCCGTTTGGATTCGGCGGGGTGCGTTGAACTGTCTTTTTCTCTGTGCAGCGTGCGCCCGGCGGGCAGATCAAAGAGCGTGCATGCCCGGTACAGCCTATGTAGTCGCAGCAGTACAGCCCGGCGGTGATATAGCACCTGTAGATGCAGTTAGCACAGTGCTTGTCCATGCCCTACACCTCCACCACATGGATTCCGCGCCCGGCCATGAGCTTTTTCTTTAGCTCATATTCCTTGGTTCGGAAGCCCTTCACATCTTCCACCACAGGCAGCCAGTGGACGGCGCCCGTGCAATCCGGCTCTGTAGGCCGCTCATATGAAAAGTCGGCCCGGTACTTGATGGCCCGAACACGCTCGCCCAGCGGTGTCGTGAACGCCTCCTGGAGTGTGAACTCCGGCTGGAGCTTCAGATCCCGAATCTCTCCGGCACAAAGCCGAAGCATGAGCTGGTCATACCGTGCGGCCTCTTTCTGACTATCGAAAGTGATGCCATTTCGCACCGCCTTCTTGTTGCCGTATTTATTCACAGGGCAAGGCCCCTTTCGTCAAGAATGTCCCTCCAGGCCGCCGCCCGCGCATTGCTCGCCCCCCGAAAGACGGTCGTTGCCGAAATTGTCGGCGTAGCCCCAGTCGTATTCGCCATTGACCCAGTA